GCAAGCTTCTCTCCGTAATGTAATTGAAACATTTTCACGTACCACACGTTTTATTATGACGTGTAATTATGTTGAGCGTATTATCGACCCTCTTCAATCACGTTGTCAAGTACTTAAAATTATACCTCCTAGTAAAAAGGAAGTAGCAGTACACCTTGCTTGGGTAATGAACAAAGAAGAAACTAAGTTTGAAGTAGAAGATCTAAAAACCATTGTAAACCAATACTACCCAGATTTACGTAAATGTCTTAATACAATCCAGTTATCAACTCAAGACAATAAACTTACAATAGATAAAACAATACTTGTGTCATCTAACTATATGAGCCAAGTAGTTAAAGAACTAAGTAATGCAAAACCAAGTTGGAAAGAAATCCGTCAGATTATCGCTAATGCAAACGTTAGTGATTTTGAGGAGTTTTATCGTTATCTTTATGATAATGTATCTGTATACGCAGATGAAAGTGAAGGAATGGTTGCTATTTATCTCAATGAGTTCAGTTATCAGTCTAACTTTAGGATTGATAAAGAAATCAATGCGATGGCGCTTATCCAAAAAATAATTGAATTAAAATGATTAATCGAGAAGTAATAAATGTAAAAGGGGAATTATACCTAGTATACAGACAGCTAAAAGATGAATCTAAATGGGATGTTGATATCCTAAAAAAGTTATGGAATTGTACCCATGCTTTTAGAAATAATGGTACATTGTATATGTGCCGAGAAATAGAAACTATTAACTATCAAGAACAATAAAATGGAACAAGGACAAATGCAAATGCCAAACATTGATTTGAGCAAAACAACACCTATTAAAACTAAAGAAGGTGGTCAAGTATGGCAGCAAGGAGTAATCCTAAGAGAAGTATCTAAGTTTATTACAGGTACAAGTGAAAACGGAATCGTCCCAATCCCAGTATTCTGGAACCCAGAAACAGGTGAAATCCTAACTAATACTTTACCCCCAGAACTACGTAAAGAGTTTGAAGGTGCCTCAGAAGAGTAAGGACATACAAAATATTTGGGGGTGGTTGAATGAAATCACCCTCTATAAAACTCCTGTTCACGAAATCTCGGAAGAATCGTGGAATAACTTTAACTCTTACATGATACATAGATATTTATCTATGGATATAAGTTACATTCAAATCGTAAATTATGTTCAAAAGATAAATCCACAAAATAAGAAACAAGTTTATTCAATCTACCGAGAAATGATACCTAAAAAGAAAGTCTACCTAAAGTATATCAAAAACGAAAACAAAAGAAATTATCAAGAACTAGCTGAATACATTGCTGATTATTTAGAATGTAGTTTAGGTGAAGCTGATAGGTATATTGATTTACTTCAAGTTGTAGGTGTTAGAAGTATCTTATGGAAGATGGGAGTAGAAGAAGATGAAACCGAAAAGTTAATTAAAAAAGCAAAGTTATGAGTAGATTAGTAGATATGCTCCGTTCATCAGCAATAGCTGATAAAGCAAAAGCATTACTCACTTTAGAGTTATTAGAAAAGAACCCAGCAGGTATTGGAGACCATTCAACAGAAGATTTCTATAAAAATGCTGAAGAAGCACTTGCTATGTTAGCAGATGCTGATGAAAGATTAGAAACAATAGAAAAATATTTAGTTAAAAAAGAAGTTATATGATAGATATTTTAACAACAGTAGCAGGGATGTTTATAGTAATGTTATTAGTAGCCCCAATAATTCTACTTACTATCTTACTTATCAGAACGTCAAAATCAAAACCAAACCAATCATCTAAAAGATTAGATGAGTTAGCTGAGATTGATGCTGCTATTATTGAGGAAACGAATGCCGCGTTATCTACGGTTCTAGACCAAATCAAAGATATTGAAGAACGTTTAGATAGAGAAGATTCGGCTATAAAGGGATTTGGAAATAAAAAATAAATTAAAAATTCCCGCGCAAACATTTGGAGAAGCGAGGGAGAGTTCGTATATTATAGGTTATGAGTGAAGAAACAATAAAATATGGCTTATCAGCTACGGAAATACTTAAGACTGAATATCCTCACATACATGCTGGCTATATGGCTATCATGGAGGAGCAGTTGGAGCTTTTTAGTAAAAAGCACCTTGACTACGGTATGCACAATATTACTGCTGGCACTAGCCTTGCTACTGAAGATGAAAGGGAATTTGCTCTTACAGGACTTTGGTATAGAATGAGCGATAAAATAAATCGCTGGAAAAATCTATTGATTAATAATAGAGGAGTTAATAACGAGCCTCTTTCAGATACATTTCAAGATATTTGCAACTATGCAATTATCTGTCAGTTAGTTGAAAGAGACCAATGGAAAAAATAAGTTTTGGCTAAAAAGAAAGCACCCCAAATAGTTAGAGAAATACAACAGAATCCACCTGAACCTGTGAACTTTGCTTATGAGAAAAACATCTCATATTCACAGCTATCAATGTATACCCAATGTCCTAAAAAGTGGGCGTTGCAATATAGAGATGGACATAAAGTTAAGGAACAAAGTATTCACATGACTTTTGGAACAGCACTACACGAGACACTACAAATGTATCTAGATGTAATGTATAATAAAAGTGGTGCTGAGGCTGACAAAATAGATTTAGAAACAGATTTTGAAACCAGATTAAGAGATTGCTATGCAGACGCTTATAAACAGAATAAAGGAGAACATTTTACTGACGCCTCAACACTTCGAGAATTCTATTCCGACGGTGTTGAAATTATAAGGTATTTAAAGAAGAATAGAGGTAAATATTTTTCTAAACGTGGTTGGTGGTTAGTTGGTTGTGAGATACCAATCGTATTAGCACCTAATCCGCACTTACCTCGTGTTAAATACATGGGCTTTTTGGATGTGGTGATGTATAACGAGAATACAAAGAAGTTTATTATAATCGATATAAAAACATCTACAAGAGGTTGGAATGATAAAGCAAAGAAAGATAAATCAAAACAACATCAGTTAGTATTGTATAAGAAGTTTTTTGCTAAACAATACAACGTCCCAATAGATGATATTGATATTGAGTTCTTTATTGTAAAACGTAAATTATATGAATCACAAGATTTTGTAATCAAACGTATCCAACAATTCAGACCACCTTCAGGTAAAACATCAGTTAATCAAGCTACAAAATCCTTAAATGAATTTTTAGATAATTGTTTTACCAAAGATGGGTTTAATGAAAAAGATATGCCTGCTTTAACTAATAATAATTGTAAGTGGTGTCCTTACTTTAAAACAGCCTTATGTGGGGCTACAGCTGATTAATATGAAAAAAATTATTGTAGATGTGGGAGCAACAGGATTCCCAGCAGCCATGGAATATCCGGATGGCTTTATATTAAGAAATCTTAGTATGGAAGAAATTAAACTTCACCCCAACTTAGAGGTTCATCTATTTGAACCAAATATAGATTTTTACAACAAATTAATAGAACGATTTGGAGAATTAACTAATTTTCATATTTACCCTACAGCGTTATCCAATAAAAAGGGAACATTTGATTTTTACTTAACAGATAAACAAGATTGTTCTTCATTACGTCCTCCTGAAGAGGAAGCTTGGGTTAATAGGCCAGATGTAACCAACTATCAAGTTACTCAAGTTGAAGTAGATTTAATGGAAAATGTTATTCCTAATCTTCCTTATATTTCTTATTTAAAACTAGATACTCAGGGAACTGAATATGAGATATTAGAAGGAATGGGTGATTTATTAGATAAAACTCATTATATTAGATGTGAAACTTCTGATAGAGAACAATATAAAAATCAAAAAACCCAAAAAGATATTATAGCTCTTATGGAATCAAAAGGGTTTATTTATTTAGAAGAAAAAAGGATAGGAGCTGATATATTCTTTGTAAACCCTAACTTTAAATGAAGTTATTAGACTGCACCTTAAGGGATGGTGGTTATTATACTAACTGGGATTTTAACACCCAAATGGTTAGAGATTTAATAACTAGCTTAGATTTAAGCAGAATAGATATTATTGAACTTGGTTATAAATCTCCTGTAAAGGGTGGAAAATATCGTAAGTGTAATGATAGATTTATTTGGGAAATCCTAGAGCATAAACTCCCAGTCAACTCTGAGTTAGCGTTTATGATTGATGCTAAAGACTTTATTAAGGGGGATGTAGTAGATTATTCTTTAATCGATGATGTAATACACAATAAAAACGAATCCCCGTTCTCAATCTGTAGGTTAGCAATCAAACACACAGAAATAGATTTAGCAAAAGAAATAGGACAATATATAAAAAATAAAGGGTATAACCTCATAATCAACTTGATGGGTATATCTTTACTTTCGGATAAAGAAATAATAGAGTTTGGTACACTATCTGATTTATCCCCTGAATCCTTGTATTTTGCAGATTCATATGGTAATCTAGAACCTAAGGACGTAGAAAGAATATCTAAGCTCTTTAGTAAGTTTAATACCCCAATAGGTATCCACACCCATGATAATCTAGGATTAGCTTTTGCTAACTGTTTAGTTGGAATGGATTCTGGAATATCTTATGTAGATGGTACTTTATTAGGAATGGGTAGGGGAGTAGGTAATGTAAAAACAGAACAACTAGTTACTTACCTCTCAGAAAAATATAACCCCAACCCAGTACAAAAACTGATAAATAAGTGGATGAAACCACTACAAAAGGAATACAAATGGGGGTTCACTCATAACTATATGGTAAGTGGGATTAACCATATCCATCCTTTATACACACAAACACTACAAAGCTCATTTTTAAACTCTAATCGTATACAAGATATACTACTCCAAATAGAGGATCCGTTAACATTTGATAAAACAAAAATCGAAGACCAAATGGTACCTAAAGTAGCTGTTGTTATTCCTGCGAGGTACAAATCTTCTAGATTCCCTGGTAAACCTTTAGCTAAAATAAAAGGAAAAGAAATGATTCTTTGGGTAGCAGGTATAGCTGAACAAGCCGTAGGTTTAGAAAATGTATACATAGCAACTGAGAATGAAGAGATTGTAGACGTTGTTAAAAGTTATGGTTATAAAGTAATCCTTACCTCCGATTCGTGTTTAACTGGTACAGATAGAGTAGCAGAAGCATCTTTAGAAATAGACGCTGATATAATCATTAATATCCAGGGTGATGAACCAATGTTAGATCCTAAAGATATTCAAAAAGTTATAGATTGTAAGTTAGAAAATCCTAACCATATAGTAAACTGTATGGCATATCTAAACAATAGGGAAGATGTAGAAGATAAGAAAATCCCAAAGGTTATTACTAACCTACAAGATGAACTTATCTATATGAGTAGAAACCCAATCCCAGGAACTAAGACAGGTAATGGAGTTAACCCTAAAAAACAAGTTTGTATTTATGCTTTTAATCGAGAACACTTACAAACGTTTACTGAAGCCGGTAATAAAACTCCTTTAGAAACCCAAGAAGATATAGAAATCATTAGATTTTTGGAGTTAGGTTATAAAGTAAAAATGTTAATGGTAGACGGAAATACTCACGCTGTAGATTACCCAGAAGACATTAAAATAGTAGAAGAACGAATATGAACATAGAAGAATACGATAAACTCCAACACCACGAAAATAACAATCAGGTAGCTATAGACTTTGATGGTGTTATTCATGAGAGTTCAAAGGGGTTCCACGATGGGACTGTATATGATCCACCTATGGAAGGTTCTGTTGAAGCTATTAAGTGGTTTTATAGTCAAGGGTTGGATATTGTTTTGTTTACAGCGAAGGTAAAACCTGATCGTCCTTTAGTACAGGGTAAAACGGGTGAGGAACTAATATGGGAATGGCTTGCTAAGTATGAGATTGATTCATACATTAAGGAAATCACCTGTGAGAAACCAAGAGCTATTGTGTATATTGATGATAGAGGGTATAGATTTACAGATTGGTCCTCTACTATAGATTTTTTTACAACAGAGTTTAACTTTTAAAGGATAGTTATATACGTATCATATGGATATAAATATTTATGGATTATGATAGTATACATTTATGGGCTACTAAGAAAAGAAGAAATTATATATGTGGGGAAATCAACTACCCCCAAAGTCAGACTCAGTTGTCATAGGATAACTTATAATGATGACTCTCTAAGAATCAAAATCTTAGATACTTTTGAAGATAGAGAGATATTTTGGGTAGAAAAGTTAAAAGAAGAAGGGTATAATTTACTTAATAAAGAAGCATTAAAAGATAATGAAGATTGGATGATTGGAGATATTGTTGATTTTTCACCTAAAAAAAATGATTATAAAATTTTAGATACTTTAACTAATACTCAATACCCAAGTTTTTATAAAGTAGGTAAAAAGTATAACCTCGATGCCCATCAAATAAAAGCAAGACTATTAAAACCCGAAAAATATCCTAATTTTTCACATTATAAAATAATAAATAATTAATTAACGTTATGGCTAAAAAAGATATGACATTAACCTCAGTAAAGATCAAAAGTGATCTTTTTGAGACGTTCAAAATCGAGTGCGTAAAGCGTAAGTTTTCATTCCAAAAACTTGCTGACCGTGCTATTTATTTGTATCTTACAGATGAAGATTTTAGAAAAACAATTACTAATCACAACGATTTAGAACTCTAAATAAATGAAAGAAGGTTATATTCCAAGAGAGCAGAGAAAACGTATTCTTTTGCTCTGTGATGACATCCGAGTCCATTCAGGTGTTGCAAACGTAGGGCGTGAAATAGCTACAAACACAGCTCATCGTTTTAACTGGTTTAATCTAGGAGCTGCTGTACAACATCCTGATGAAGGTAAAAGATTTGATGTTAGTAGTGAGATCAATACCCAACTAGGGATTGAAGACGCTAACGTTGTTATCCAATGTAATAATGGCTATGGTAATCCTGATCAAGTTAGGAAGTTAATCAAAACGGAGAAAATAGATGCTATCTTCTTGATTACAGACCCACGTTATTTTATGTGGTTATTCCAGATTGAGAACGAGATTAGAAAAGAGATCCCTATCGCTTATTTAAACATTTGGGATAACTATCCTGCTCCAATGTATAATAGACCGTTTTACGAATCGTGTGATGCTTTGTTTGGTATTTCAAAACAAACAGTGAATATCAACAGGTTAGTGTTAGGTGAAAAACTAAAGAACAAAACTTTAAAGTATGTTCCTCACGGTTTAGATGCTGATACATTTAAACCTATTGATACTAATCTTAAGGATTACAAAGATTTTAAAACCCAAATAGGGATTAATGAGGATGATTTTGTTGTATTCTACAACTCAAGAAATATTAGAAGAAAACAAATCCCAGATACTTTATTAGCTTTTAAATACTTTAAAGAACAACTACCTCAAGAAAAACAATCTAAAGTTAAACTATTACTCCACACAGAGATAGTATCAGATCATGGTACAGATTTAATGGCTGTTAAAAACTATCTGTTTGGGGAGGATGATACATCAATCTTATTTTCAACTAGCAAGTTAAGTAGAGATCAACTAAACTATCTTTATAACTTAGCAGATGTTCAAATCCTATTAACTTCAAACGAAGGATGGGGTTTATCACTAACTGAAGCTATCTTATCTGGTACTCCTATTATAGCTAATGTAACTGGTGGTATGCAGGATCAAATGAGATTTGCTGATGAAAACGGTAAATGGTTTACCCCAGATGCTGATGTTCCTTCTAACCATACTGGGAGATATAAAGAGCATGGTAACTGGGCGTTCCCAGTATTCCCAACAAACAGATCAATCCAAGGTTCACCTGTAACCCCTTACATTTGGGATGACAGATGTAGACCAGAAGATGCTGCTGATAGGATTATGGAAGTTTATAATCTATCTAAGGAAGAAAGACAAAAACTAGGTCTTGAAGGTAGAGAATGGGCTTTAAGTAAAGAAGCAGGATTTACAGCTGAAATAATGGGTGAACGAGTAATCGAAGGTGTAGATGAAATGTTTAATACTTGGAAACCTCGAGAAAACTATGAGTTTTTAAATGTTACTGAAGTAAAAACCCCTACACTGCCACATAAATTGTTATATTAAGATGAAGAATACTTTTATTATAAGCTGTCCTATTGATACTTACTCAGGCTACGGAGCACGTAGTAGAGATGTTGTAAAATCAATCATAGAAAGCGATAAATACGATGTTAAGATTATGCCTCAACGTTGGGGTAATACCTCTTGGGGCTTTATTGAAGACCATGAAGAATGGCACTTCTTAACACCCCATCTCCTCCCTATAGGAGCTAGATTAAGCGAAAAACCTAACATTTGGGCTCAAATCACAGTACCAAATGAGTTTACTCCTATTGGTGATTATAATATTGGTTTTACAGCTGGGATTGAAACTGATACTTGTGCTCCCCAATGGATTGAGGGTATGAATAGAATGGACTTAAACATTGTTTCCTCAAATCATAGTAAATCAGTATTTGAAAACACTAAGTTTGAGGTTAAGGATCAAAATACAAAACAAACTACAGGTGAACTTAAATTGCAAAAACCAGTTGAGGTTTTATTTGAAGGGGTTAATTTAGATACCTACTTCCCTGATGATAGTCCTTGTATGGTTGATTTTAATATTAAAGAATCATTCGCTTATCTATTTGTAGGACACTGGTTACCAGGAAGTATGAGTGAGGATAGAAAGAATGTGAGTTTAATGATTAAAGCATTCTTTGAAACCTTTAAAAACAAGAAAACCCAACCAGCACTCATTTTAAAAACATCTATAACAGGTGGTTCTTACATGGATAGAGATGAGATAGTTAAAAGAATCACACAGATTAAAAATACGGTTAACTCAAAGAACTTACCTAACGTATACCTCCTTCATGGTAACTTTACTGATGAGGAAATGAATTCAATCTATAACCATTCTAAAGTAAAGGCTATGGTTAACCTTACTAAAGGGGAAGGATTTGGTAGACCATTATTAGAGTTTAGTGTTACAGGGAAACCTATAATCTCCACTAACTGGAGTGGTCAAATCGATTTCTTACATAAAGATTTTACTACTCTGTTAGGAGGTGAATTAAAACCTATCCACCCAACAGCTCAAGTAAAGGATATGTTGATTGAAGGGTCTAAGTGGTTTGCTCCAAATACAGGAGAAATAGGAGGTGCTTTAAAAGGTATGTTTGAAAACTATAAAAACTATATAGATGGGGGTAAACGTCAAGCTTACTATAGTAAAACCAACTTTAGCTTGTCAAAGATGGCTGAAACCCTTGATAATATTTTAGATTCAAACATCCCAGAAATCCCAAAACAAATAAAACTAGAACTACCTAAATTACAAAAACTATAATGGATAACTTAACAATTTGCTCTAGATGTGGTTCCGATGCATGTTATGTACAGGAAGTAAACGATAAAATCAAAACCTATAGTTGTTTTGGATGTGGTTTTATTACTAATACCTTGATGACTAAAGATTCAGAATTCCTTAACGAACAGATGGAATCCCTCCCAGATTTATATAAAGAACTAATGGGCGAGGATGAGGATGGTTTAGTTTGGATGCCTAACACAGTTAATATACCCTCTCAAGGAATGGTATTTGCTGATGGAACAAATGGCAGTAACTGGAAGTGGGGAGCTGTCCTCTCAGATGAGTCAGGGGAAAAAATGGATATGTCTACAATAAAACACTTTGATGAACGTGATTATATGGATGGTCTTTCGTATATTGGGGCACTACCAGGATAAAATATGAAAATTAGTTACGCAATACCGGTCTGTAATGAGTTTGTTGAGATTCAACAACTCGTCTCATTCCTTCTTGAAAACAAAAGAAGTGAAGACGAAATCGTAGTTCTATACGATTCTAAAAATGGTGATAAAGAAGTAGAGTCTTATTTACGTAAGATGAATACTGAAAAATCTTTATTTAGGTGGGAATCTTATAGTTTTGATGGTAACTTTGCTGCTATGAAAAATAGACTCAACTCATTATGTACTGGTGATTACATCTTCCAGATTGATGCTGATGAAATGGTTACTGAGTATATGGTTCGTATCTTACCCCAAATCCTAGCGGCTAATACTGAAACTGATTTGATTAGAGTTCCCCGTATCAACAGAGTAGAAGGATTAACTGAAGCTCACATTCAAAAATGGGGTTGGATTGTTGATGGTAAAGGTAGAGTAAATTGGCCTGATATGCAGTGGAGAATTTACAAAAATGACCCACGTATCAAATGGCATGGAGAAGTTCATGAAAAAATCATCGGTCATGCTACCCACTCAATATTGCCTCTGGAAGAAGATTTTGCTCTAATCCATAATAAAACTATTAAGCGTCAAGAGAAACAAAACGCTTATTACGATACCTTATAATGAATACTCAAGATAGAATCAATAGTGAAGATTTAAAGTCTACTGTAAGGATGGTTTCTCCTATAGTGACACAAATTATTCACTTTGTAGGAGGAGAAAAACGTACCTTTTATAATATAGACACAACTAAAGTTCAACAAGGTGAATTTACTAAGTTGTTTCAAACAGATGGTACTTTAATAATGATTAACCCTAAAAATGTACTTTGTGTAGAAGTATTCCCACAATAAATTATGTTTAGTCCCGAAAATAAAATTCCACTATTTAAAGTATTCATGGCTGATACAGCTGCTGATGAGGTAGCAAAAGTATTAAACAGTGGATACATTGGTCAAGGTCCTAAAGTTGATACTTTTGAGAATAACTTGCAAAAATATTTTGATCATGATTATGTCCAAACTGTAAATGCTGGTACTTCCGCTTTACATCTGGCATTACATTTACTTAAAAAACCAGCAACACATAAACAAAACTTTGATGGTGTAGCTTTTTGGGATCAAAAATGGCCTGGTTTAGAGCCTGGAGATGAAGTTTTAGCAACAGCTATGACTTGTACAGCTTCAAACTGGCCTGTATTAGCAAATGGTTTAAAACTAAAGTGGGTTGATATTGACCCAGATACTCTTAATATGGATCTTGATGATTTAGCGCGGAAAATTACGCCTAAAACTAAAGTAATTATGTTGGTTCACTGGGGTGGGTATCCTAATGACTTAGACCGTGTAAAACAAATACAAGAAAAAGCTCATAAAATGTATGGTTTCAAACCAGCAGTTATTGAAGACGGAGCTCATTCATTCGGTTCAGAATATAAAGGCAAACGTATTGGTAATCATGGTAATTTAACTATGTTTTCTTTACAAGCTATTAAACATATTACTTCTATTGATGGTGGTATTTTAACTTCCCCTCATAAAGAATTACACCAAAGAGGTAAATTAATCCGTTGGTATGGTATTGATAGAGATGGCGATAGAAAAGATTTCCGTTGTGAAGCTGATATTGAAGAATGGGGTTATAAATTCCACATGAACGATGTTTGTGCTACTGTAGGTATTGAAAATCTAAAACATGCTGATGATATTATTTCCAAACATAGAGAAAACGCTGCTTATTATGATGAACATTTACAAAATGTTGATAAAGTAACTTTATTAAAACGTGAACAAGGGTTTGATTCCGCATTTTGGATTTATTCGTTAAAAGTAGAAGATAGAGATAAGTTCTATAAACATATGGATAAATGTAATATCGCAGTTTCTCAAGTTCACGAACGTAATGATAAGCATACTTGTGTTAGAGAATTCCAATCAGAACTTCCTTCTTTAGATGCTACTATTGGTAAAATAGTTTCAATCCCTGTTGGTTGGTGGGTAACACCTGAAGAAAGAGAATATATTGTAAACTGTATTAAAAAAGGATGGTAAACTTAAGACCTTTAACTGAAGATGATTTACCTTTTCTATTGGAGATAAGAAACAATCCCTCTACTCTCCAATTCTTAGAAAACGATTCTGAATTTACTTTAAAACAATCCTTAGAATGGTTTAGAAAAAATAATCCAAAATGGTTTATTATTGAGATTAATAGACATGCAGTAGGATATATTAGAACTAATAATAATGAAGTTGGATGCGATATCCACCCAGACTATAGAAGAAAGGGATATGCTAAGATAGCTTATACAATCTATCTTAAAGATAAAGAATATGCTTCATTATGGGTTTTTGGGGATAATTTTGCAAGAGGATTATACGAAAAACTAGGGTTTAAATATACCCTAAAGAGTAAAATGGTTAGAGGGAGAAAATATCTAGAAATGGAATATTATGCAGCAGTGGGTAATTCGTAATGATAAAATCTCTTCTTTAGGAGAAGTAGAATATCTAGGAGTCCCCTATGATTCTATCCAAAGCGGTAAGGTTGGAACTTTACCTAAAGATTATGATGGGTGGTTTCCTTTTATGAGGATGTGTTATTCTATAGGGGATTTAGGAATCACCTCAGGAATATTTGAAGCCCTTAAACAAAAATACCCTAACATAAAAATAGCATTTGCTTCTAAAGATTATACTGAACATATTTTTGGGACTGGGTGGATGGATCAGTGGAACTATAACACCCAAAATACTGGGGCTACTAATGTAGATCTTGTAATGGCTAATAACCCTTTTATAGATAAAACAATAGAACCCGGAGAGTTTAGTGTTGTATTTAGTGATCATGATAGGTCTTATACTAAACTAATACATGATGGTGAAAAAATCCGTTCATGTGATGAACCTTTAGCAGAACAAATCCTAAGACGTTTTGGATTTACTGATGATGATTTTAAAACGATTGATGTTTCTCCTAGGTTATATTTTACTCCTGAGGAAGTAAATAAGTGTGATAATATAATTAAAGAACACATTGGTTCAAATGATTATGGGTGTTTATTACTTGCTTCAAGATTAGAACATCTTAAGGGAAGAGTTTGGGAGGGTGAAGAACATTTGTTCCCTTATCTCAAAAAATATAAAAATAAACCAGTATTTTATTATGCTGAATACAATTTAAAAGGAACTAAATGGGATGAATTTTTTCCTAATAGAATTGACTTTACCGAACTGGGGTTAAATATTAGAGAACAAATTTATATAAAACGAAAAGCACTATTTAATGCAGGCTATCAAGCAGGTATAACAGACATATCTTCAGGAGGAGGAAGTGATATAATTACTCTCTGCCCATACAGAACAATTAGAGAAAATTGTGTTAGGGGAACCAGATATGTTTATACCGATGGGAGTAGTAAAATCATATAAAAACATTCAAATGAATTACACGATTGAAAAATTTAACTTGGGGAAATATAAATTTGATTTTGCTCAATGGTCTCATCCTTATTGTACCCCTAAAACTTTTACTCTAGACCAAGTAGATACTCAGACTAAGTATTTAAACAAAGGGGACATTGTAATAGATATTGGTGCTTTTTCAGGGGATACTCCTATTTTATATGCTAATGCCGTAGGTAAAGAGGGTAAAGTTTTATCTTTTGAAGCTAACCCCCATGCTTATGAAATTTTAGAAGCAAACGCAAAGTTAAATGAACACCTAAATATAATCCCAATACCCAAAGCCGTAACAGAAAAACCAGGTACATATACATTCCATTACTCAGATCATGGGTTTTGTAATGGTGGGTTTGCTGAAGAAATAGATACGGGAATAGGAGCTACAGGACATGTTGTACCCTTAGAAGTAGAAGGGGTAAATCTAACAGATTGGTTAGAAGAAAATTTAGATAAAAAAGAATGGGATAAAATCAGTTTTATTAAAATCGATACTGAAGGTTATGATTATAAAATTTTAAGATCAAATAAAAATTTATTTACTAAAATTAGACCCGTATTAGAAGTAGAGTTATATCCTGCTTTATCCCTAAGAGAGGTAAAAGAATTTTATAAAGTATTAAAGGAAATAGGGTATGAAGTCTTCCAACAACATAAAGGAAGAGATTGTTCACTAGATTCTTTAACTACTAGTTTGGATGAACGAGGATTTATTAATACATTTAGAAGTATAAAAAGTGGGCAAGATATAATAGCATATCCTAAAGAAAAAACCCCCAAAGATAAATTAAAACAACCTATGAAAATATCATTAATACAACCCGGTAGAAATAATCTTAAATATTTAAAATGGTCTTATGATTCTATTCGTAAAAATCAAGGGAACCATGAAGTAGAAATCTGTGTAGCAGATGATGCTTCTACAGATGGGACTTGGAATTGGTGTTTAGAGATGATGGATAAAGACCCATTATTTAAAGCACACCGAAACGAAGGTCCAGATAGATTAGGACATACTATATTATATGATACTCTGGTAAATGACGTAGCTACAAACGATATCTGTATGATCTATCATGCTGATATGTACTTATGCCCTGGTGCCTTAGATGCTATTGAAGATGAACTTACAGATAAAACTATAGTATCACTTACTAGAATCGAACCACCGTTACACCCTGATGGACCTGAAAAAATACTTAAAGACTTTGGTATTGAACCAGAAGAATTTAACGAACAAGGATTACTTGATTTCTTAGATTCAAGAGTACCTAATAACGATACCACTGAGGGTATATTTGCCCCGTGGGCGTTTTATAAAAAAGACTTCCAAGAAATAGGAGGTCATGACCCATTATTTGCTCCCCAATCAAAAGAAGATACAGACATATTTAATCGTTTCCAGTTAAATGGGATTAAATTTACTCAAACTTGGCATGGATGTGTTTACCATATGACTTGTAGAGGTAGTAGATTCGCAGATGGAGCTGAAAGGAATCCAAATGGTGAGGTGTTTATGAAGAATAGAGAAACTGATGAGTGGTTAGCTCAAAACGTAAGATCAACTCGTAACTTCTTACGTAAATGGGGGCATTTTTGTAAACACGATGCTTTAATGAAACCTATTGTACCACCTAAGTATGATGTTGAATTTAGAGTATTTAATTCTAATATAAACCTACTTACAGTATTGGAACCATGGTGTAGTCATATTTACGTAGATAATGAAAGTTTAGTTGAACCTTACATCCAACAAGAACAACCTAATACCCAAATTGATTTATCTAATAGGGTAAATGCCTCTAATGTTGAGAGTGAAATTACTATTAGAATTGATGGTAATACCTTTAATCAACAAGATTTTAGTATTATCCAACAATTAAGTGAAATTATTAAAGATAGTGGACAAGTAGGTAAATTTAAATTAGGAAATCTCGAAATCTCAATACAAGGGATGACAGAATACCAAAATGAACTAATTAACCTATAATATTTCCAAGAACTTGCGGGTATGTATGTTGTAGTATAAAAAATATACAAATATGACAAAGTGCGTGAAATGTGATAGTGAGATTCACCCACTCCGCTTAAAAGTTCTACCTAACGTTAAGGTTTGTGTTGATTGTTCAACAGCAAAACCAAAACAGGGAGTTACTATACAACGTGGAGAAGGTGACCACACATATGAAGAAACAATTTTAATAGACTAAATGCCCGCAGCTAAAGACCTATCTAAAGAACAGATTGTAGCAGCTCAAAATAAAACGTTATCAAACAGAGCAGCAGCTCGTTATCTTAATTGTAGTTATAACCACTATAAAAAGTGGGCTTCACTTTATAAAGATAGTGAAACGGGTGAAACCTTGTTTGAAAAACATAAAAACCAAGCTGGTAAGGGTATTCCTAAGTTTTTAACAAACGGGAAAAAAGATCCTGCTTTGATGGATATTATTGAAGGTAGAGTAGATCCGTCTCACTTTAATGCTGATAAAATAAAATACCGTTTAATTACCGAAGGATACTTGGAAGAACAGTGTAGTCAGTGTGAGTTCAACGAGCGTCGTGTCCTCGATTATAAAATGCCGTTATTACTAAATTTCAAGGACAAAAACAAGAAAAACTACAGGTTAGATAATATAGAGTTACTCTGTTATAACCACTACTTCTTATTTGTTGGTGATATCTTTACTGAGAAGCAAATAGAAAACATCGAAGAACATAAAACAGTAAACGAAGGTGAAGTAAATTGGGAAGTAGACGATTACCACCTCCAACGTCTTAAGGAACTTGGTTTGGAAGATGATAACGATGAATACGATATAGTAGCTCGAAAATAACTTGTCTCCCACATCTCCAGTTATTATATTTATAACCATGGCCAAAAAGAGAACACGTAGGATTAAAAAAAGCAAACACGATAAAATCGTTAAAGACTATAATTCTACAAAAGAAAAGCACTTAGAACGATTAGCTGATAAAATGCTTGAAAAGGACGAAAAAAATAAACGTCTAAAAGAAAAACAAATTAATACTGACTTTTTAGAACTATTTTAATGGTTAAAACTTATTATATCAATTCATATGATGATTGGGATGATTTCCTCCAAGAACATGATTTGGAAATTTCTAAGTTAATAGTAGATTCCGCTTTAGATAATTTAGATTCTAAGAAAAGGTATATCCACGTTATTGATGTTGATGTTGAAGAAGATGATGCTGTCTTAGAAATAACCTTGGATACCCACGAGTTAGTTGATACATTGGAACTAAACTTAAAAATCTTAGAACACTACGAGGAATACGAGTATTGTATGAGAGTTAAACAAACAATTAATAAATTAGAATCAAATGGCTAGAATAACTTCAGGTGGAATGAGAGCGGAGTCCCCCCACAGAAAGAGACCAGGTGTACACTCTAAAAACAACACCTCAAAAAACAAACAAAGTAAAAATTATAAAAAACTATATAAAGGACAAGGACGATGAGTAACACAAGCGCAAAGCAACGTTACGTTGCATTTACAGAATGGCACAATTGGGCTAAAACACAATACCCTTCATTCCGTACTAAGAAAAGAAAGGTATCCCAACCAAAGTTTAGTGAGTATGGAAAATAGTTTTTCTACATACCAAATATTACAAATGATGAGTGATGATGATTTTGCATATTTGTTAGATTATAATCCCGAGTCAGTAGATAATATGTGTATTAGTTTAACTATTGAATTACTTGAAGCTAAAAATTATAAACCTGATTAATTATGAATAACGATTTCCAAGGAAATAACTTTGTTCCTGGCAATGAAAATTTCCAACAACCACAAGCTCAGTCTAATATGTGGCCTCAAAGTCAAAACTTAACTAACCAGTTTAGTAATCCATCTTCACGCCAGTTACAGTCTGAACATAATAACCAATCCTTAAGTGATGCTCAAGTAGGTTTAGAAGCACACTTTGCTACTCCTACAGGATTTGGTTATAATAGGGAGTTAGCATCACATTATTTACCTATCATCAAAAATATTTTAGATGAACGGGCTGATACAGAGTTCTTTTGGAAGGGTAGAACCACTCACAACCAAGATAACTTTAAGTTAGCCGATCATCCTGAGATGGGTTTGATGAAAGACTTTGTATGGAATGTGAGTAGACAATACCTCCAACAGTGTGGTTTTGATCCTAATCACCTTAAAGGTGATATTTTCCTTATAGCTAACGCTTTAGAAAAAGATTCATTCCATAAGTCACATTATCATTATGATTGCGTACTTTCAGGTGTTTACTACCTACAAGTTCCAGAGAGCAGTGCACCACTTGAGTTTGAGGACCCAGTATTTGCTAGGAATCTAAACTATCTCCCAATAGTTGACCATAATAACCCTTATACTTGGAAAACAACTTTCCTATACCCTGATACAGGATATTACACAGTATTCCCTAACTGGCATAGACACGCTGTTTTACCTAACGATAGTATGGATTCAAGGATAGCGATTTCCTGGAACATCTCATAACGAAATATTTGGAGCCCCGAAAGGGGCTTCGTATATTCACGGTATAATAATAAATAAAGGTTATGTTTACAACACAGGAAAAAAGCGATCAGGATTACATGGGTTTCACTTGGTTTGAGATTTTCAAAAATGGTAAATCTACAGGTAACAGTTTTAATGCCCTAGATGAAAAGCATGCTATTAGAATGTATAAGCAATTTTACGGATAAGAGTTATGCCACTATTTGAATTTCATAATAAAACAAGTTACGGTCAAATACGTAAGCGTATTGTCCATAGTGAATCATCCCAGTTTACAATCAAACGCGGGTTTGGTGATTTTGTAGCGGTTCGTCCGTTCAAATATATGTCAAGATCGCCATATACACCGGGTTTAACGCGCTCAAACGGTAAGCTGTATATGATACCCGACTGGGTAGAGGTATTGCCTGAAACCACAGTAAACGATATCAAAGCATTTGAAGAGGAAACCCGTGGTAGAAAAAAGGGTAGTAAAAAAGTTGACAACCCAAATGAATGGAGATTTGAATCCAAATCAGATCCCGGTAGTTACTATCTAGTAAAACAAATCAGCGATTACAAAGTTAGTTGTACTTGTTCAGGTCAATATAGAGCGAAGGATCGTAAGTGTCGTCATATGAAGGAAGTAATGTTAGAACTAGGAATATGAGTAGAGGAGTCTCAAAAGTAATGCAAAAGGAATTTGATAAAGCTAAACTCGAATTCCCATTCGAGGGTGATTTATTTGAAATCCAAAACGATAAAGGTAAATGGTTACAAACTACCAGAGTTACATTTCGTAGCTACGATGGTCCTAGACGTATTACTACTTACGATACTAACTTAACTATTGACCCCCTCAATATTAAAAGTGTTCACACTGAGAGTTATAGTCAACCCTATGAAGGTCCTATCTATTACTATGGAAGTAATCGCGAAGGTGGTTGGAGAGGCACCTTTAGGGTATTATATTCACAGGAGTTAGAATTGGATGAGGTAAATAACAAATACTATTAATATGGCTAAGGGTAGAATCAAAGAAAACGATACAGTATTAGATAAGTGGGTAATCACCAGTTACGAAACACCTACTAAACCAGAGTTAGGTGATAAATCAGTTTGGCATTTTGATCGTAGTAAAAACCCTAATGGGTGTCATAGAGTAGACCACACACCAGCTAAAGGTGAAAAATTACCTAAAGTTCAAGTTAATAAAACCCAAACTTATGGAGGTATACCCGTTGCTATAGTATTTAAAACATCTAAAAATAGCAACGCTAAAACTAAAATGAAGGTTTGGAGAAATACAAATATTGATTACATTATTACTCAAGATAAACTACCTGGTGTGCCTGATAAGGCAGTTATATTAGAGCTAGGTGTAGGCGAAAGTAATATTAAAGCTTGGCAATCTAAGTATTCTTTATAATATTTATCAACATATAAACAAATAAAAATTATGGCTACTAGAGCAACTATTGGTTACTTAAACCCAGATGATTCAATTACTACTACTTATAACCATTACGATGGTTACCCTGAAAGTTTAGGAGTTGCATTAAATAAGCAATATTCTACAGATGAAAAAGCTAAAGAAATAGCTAATATGGGATATGTTTCATTTGTTGACCCAGAAACAGGAGATATAGAAGCTAATAACCAAGAATCCCCAAGAACAGTTGGTGGTGGTGATGATTTAGTTTCTACATTACAATACTTTAAGGACCAAGCAAGTGAAGGCGATTACGCTTACCTTTGGGTCCCACAAAACGAAGAATGGATGTTTGCACCAACAGCTATGAAAATGGAAGATTTCGTAGATGTGTTTGCTTTAGGTATAGATTTCCAAGATGAAGACGATATGGCTGATTACGATTCAATAGATAATATGGAAGAAGGATATGAAGCTAAGTGGAAAAAATTCATCACTGAAAACGATGATGCTAAAGTTAGATTTGAAAAAGTCCGTGATAATGCTTACCGCATGTTAAAGTCCGAAGATGGTAATCAAGTAAACGATTACGTAGATGCTTTAGAAAGACAAATCAAACTAAAACCAACAGATGCTGACGAGTATATTGAATACGATCGCACAGATTGGAAAGCTGATTTTGACGACTACGTAAGCGATAAAATGGACTTTTAAGATGGATAAATGTAATTGTGTAGTATGCAATTGCGGAACATCATGTGGGTGTTCTTGTTGCAATTGCTAAAAAAATAAATTAATTAGTTTTGAACATGGTAAATCTAGAAGATTTAAAACAATCACTTTTAAATGGGTGGTCTAACATTCATCCTGATCTACTCACACATCTCCATTCTGATAGACACTATTCAGATATACAAGAAGATATAATAACACCCCACCCACACGTGAGGTTAGTAACCCACTTTGCGGATGCTGAAACCTTCTCATATCTAATCAAACAAGTAGATGTTATAGATCAACAATCTCAGGAGGAACTTAAACCTGCTATGGAAGCTCTTAAGAAAAGGTGTGAAGATATAAATGAGACTATTAAAGATCTTAAACCCGAGGAACTTACAGCTAATCATATCCTCCCTTATATTGACCTTTTAGCTCATCATATTATAGTTCAGGGTCGTGAAGCTAATGGGAAAATCCGTTTCTTAACAAGATTTGGAACACATCGCATCAATAGAGCACACATGCAGTCTCAAATGCTTCAAACTTTAGAAGATATGTATTTTCTCGATATGTACTCTGATGATCCTGAAAGTGGAGGTTATAGACCCAAAAATACTTGGCATGAGGTTATGACAAGCTGTTGGGCATTTTTAGAAGGTGGATTTATAGAACACTCCAGATTTGTTATAGATACTTTAACAAATACAACCGAAAAAGTTCAAATGCACCAACCCCAAAATCGTATATTTGATTTATGGGAGGCAGAAAGAGAACATAAAGATTATTTTAAACACTTAAGATCAGTTTATTCCATTGTTGGTCCTTTTTATGCTGCTATAGGGGAAACAGATAAAGCTATTGAAGCATTTAAAAAATCCGTAGAGTTATTTGATAAAATCGGTGGGTATACTGAACAAAATCGTGTAGTAGAACATGCTATCGAGGTATATAACCTTCAACCTACAGAAGAAAATAGATTATTAGCTATTGATTTATTTATCAAAAACAAAAGCCGTGTCCCTCATGAAAATGGAGAAAGTATAAGGGAATCAGGGATTGTAGGTTTAATGATGCTTCAAGATATCTTTAAAGTAGTTATCCCTTAATCAAAAAACATCTTGCTAAATATTTGGAGTCCCAAGGGGGACTTCTTATATTTATGTGTATGAAAAAGGTAGAGAAAATCATAGTAACACAAGAAGAGATTAAGATGGCTACTCGTCCTAACATCTATCGCAACAAAAAGAAATATTCTCGCAAAAGTAAATCGCAGAATGCTTGGAGAAGCGAGGGATAGTTCGTATATTTACAGGGTAAATGAGGCGGGAACGCAAGTTAAATTAAAAAATAAAGGTTATGTCACAATTAGATTTATTTGAAGGTATTATTTTGAGCCAAGAGCAACAAGAAATGATTGCTGACTTCAAACAAAAACAAGCTAAAGCTGTTAAGAATAAAATGTTATCAAATGAACGCCTAGAGGGTGCTTTGATTGAAGCTGGTTTCCTTAAAGATGTTGATTTTAAAAATACGTTTGAGACTAAAGTTGTCACTGATGATGTTCAGCTAGGTTATAGTTTTAAAGGTACTCAATTTGAGGCTAAAGATGTTACTTATAACACTATTAAAGGTGGTGTTTGTCTTTTATCTAAGCGTTATGATAAAGAGGAAGATAAAATTGTTGATACTAAAATCAACTACTTCCACTTCGATGGTAATAAAAATAAAATCGAATGTGAAACCATAGTAGGTAGTTACCGTGCAGTTAAATTAACTACATTTCTTACTAAATTAAAGGAGCAACGTGAGGATGCCGAAGTTCAAATGGAGA